CGCGACATGTGGGTCACACACATCGGCCCAAAGGTCAAGGGGCGATTCTCAGACCCAAACAAGGGAGGCTGGTACGCTCACTTCATCAACTACGGCTATCTCAACAACGGACGCTACAGAGGCCACAACATCGGCTTTGCTGACCGCGCCAAGCAAACGGCATACCCTTACACGGTGCAAACCTTCAAGAAGGAGTTCTTCAAGTTTGCAGCCATTCAGATTCAGAAACTTAGCAGCGTCAAGTGATGGTTGGAAAAGTAATCAAGAGCAAGTTCGACAGCGATGCAACGCTCAACGGCATCTTCAGCGGCAGGGTCTATCCTTACCTTGCGGCTCAAGGAGCCTCTGCGCCCTATGCGGTGTATGATACATTCCGTGTCGATCCAAGCTCCACGAAAGACGCGGACAGCCACCTCGATGAGGTCTCTGTGAGGCTGACCGTGGTGGCTACAACCTACAGCGTCTGCCAAGATGCTGTTGAAGGCGTTCGCTCAGCCTTCCCAAGAATGAGTGGCACCGTGGCTGGTGTAAATGTCCAGAGCTGTGCGTTCAATGACCTCAGAGACCTCTACTCAGATACCGATGAGTTCTACGGCGTACAAGTGGATTTAACCTTCAGAATCGTCAGATAATGAAACAAGTAAAGTTGGCAAAAGATTGGGAACTGAAAAAGGAGCATACCATTTTGGCGGGCTCCCTTGTTCTTGTACCTGTTCACATAGCCGAACAGCTCAAAGCAAATGGCTTTGTGGCTGTCAAGAATCAACCTAATAAAGAAGAGAAATAATGGCAGCATCTACATCTGTGATGAATGCAACCGATGTCCTCGTGTCTATCAGCACGGACGGAGGTACGACCTACACGGTCATTGGTAAGGCTACAAGCGCAGGCTTGAGCGTAACGATGGACACCCGTGACACCTCGACAAAAGACAGCGCTGGATGGCGTGAATTGTTGGAGGGGCAGCGCAGTTGGTCTTTGACTTGTGACGGCTTGGTGTGTTACAACATCAGCGGCAAGGAGACGGCCTCTGACCTTTATGGATATTTGAATGGACGCACGGCCTTGACCGTGAAGTTTGGAAGCGCCGCTACTGACGAGAAAGTCTACAGCGGAACTGCTTACCTCACTTCATTGAGCCAAGACGCAGGCGTTGAGGACAATGTTTCATTCTCAGCATCGTTTGAGGGAAGCTCTACGCTGACCGAAGCAACGAATGCTTAAACAATAACCGAGTGAAGGGGGAGGGCTTGCCCTCCTCCGAAACTCACTAAAACGAAAGAGATGCAGGAGCACATCGAAATCGCAGAAAAAAGCTACCCCATCAAGTACGGCTTCAATGCCTTGAGAATCTTCACGAATCTCTCTGGCATCAAGTTGCAGGACATGGGGCAACTGAGCACAGAGATCAACCTTGAGCAGGCCATCTTATTGATGTACGCAGGTCTCAAAGACGGAGCACGCGCCGAGAAGACATCCTTCAAGTTGAGTGTTGATGATGTTGCTGATTTACTTGACGAAGACCAAGAGGCACTCAACAAGTGCATGGAGGTATTCGCTCGCGCCTTTGCGGATGCGGGAAAGATAGCGGCCCAGAAGTAGAGAGCGCACCTCTGGGCTGGGATGAGATAGAGCAGCTCGCGCTCGGCGAGATGGCGATGACATGGGAGGAGTTCATGAACCTCACCCCACGAGTCTTCACCAACAAGTCGAAAGGGTTTCAAAAGAGACTCGAGCAAGGGCTGCAAATATCTTGGGAGCAGACGCGTTGGCTGGCAGCAATAACTATCAACCCGCATCTGAAGAAACAACTCAAGCCCAAGGACTTAGCCACCTTCCCTTGGGAGAAAAGCAAGAAGGTAGCACCAAAAGAGAAGCCGACATTCACCCAAATCCTCAACGAAGCAAAGAGCCGTGGCATCATTAAGTAGTATCAACTTCAAGATTGGAGCAGACCTCAAGGACTTTCGCTCTTCGATTCGTAACATAGACCGCAGCCTCTCGAATATGTCAAGGGGCTTTGGTGCATTGGGTGCCACCATTGGAGCGGCTTTCGTAGTGGATCGCATCGCATCATTTGGCAAAGAGGCATCCGAACTCGCAGGCAAGGCTGAAGGTGTAGAGAACGCATTCCGCCGCTTCGCTGACCCAAGCCTTCTGAACGACCTCAGAACAGCAACACGAGGCACAGCGAGCGACCTCGAGCTCATGACTTCGGCTGTGAAAGCACAGCAGTTCGGCATCCCAATGAAGGAGATGACGCGCCTCTTGGAGTTCGCATCACGCCGAGCACAGGAGACAGGTGAGTCCATTGACTATATGTTGAACTCGGTCATCGTTGGTATTGGTCGTAAGTCACCCAAGATTCTTGACAACCTTGGCATCTCAGCATCACGATTGAGCAAAGAGTTCAATGGTGCCGCTGTTGAAGCGCAGAGCATTGGCGATGTGACGAGAGTCGTTGCCAAGATCGCCGAGGAGGAGATGGGCAAAGCGGGTGCCGCATTCACATCCACAGGAGACAAGACCGCAGCATTCGCCGCAAGCGTTCAGAACCTACAGATAGCCATCGGTGAGAGACTCAACAAGGTCATGGGCCCTGCCGCAGGATTCATGGCAGAGTTCGCCAATGCCGCCGCCAATTATCTGAGCGAGCCGTTCTCTTCCAAGTTAGAGGAGGAGGCCGTGGCTGTCGGTGGTCTCATTATTGAGCTTGAGTCTGCCAACACAAGCAGCGAGCGCAAGGGTGAAATCATTGCGATGCTTCAAACAAAGTACCCTGGGTACTTGGAGAACATTGATGCAGAGAAGACAAGCAGCGAGGAGCTCAAGAAGGCAACTGTTGCATTGAATGACGAACTAGTCAACCGCATCGTCATCATGAAGCAGCAGGAGGCTATTGATGCCGCCGCTGAGAAGAAAGCCCAAGCCGCTATCAATGTCGCAGAGAAGCGCCGAGAGGTCGCTGCTCGATTGAGTCAAATGGAGCAGGAGTACAATCATGGGCTCGACTTCACCAACATGACTCTCGAGGAGCGCATCCTTGCGCTTCGTAATTGGTACAACGCAGAAGTCAAGGCGGGCCGCATTCGTGAAATAGGTGCATCTGGTTCCTTCTCTCTTGCGGGTCGTTTGAATACGCAGTACAAGATTCTCACAGGCGCTGAGACGGAGCTTCAGCGAGCCGATGCTGAATTGAACGAGCAGTTCAACAGCAAGAACGAAGTGCTCAAAGAGCTGGGCATCAATGCTGAAGAGTACAACACTAAACTCGAAGCCACCAAAGGAGGCACGGAGGAGACGGCTGAAGAGACTAGAGAGCTCACAGACGAAGAGAAGAAACGCATCGAAGCCCTCAAGGAATACGAGCGCGTTCTTGGGAATGTGAACCGCGAGGTCAAGGAGATGAACGAGGGCCTCATCAACACGACCCTTGAGATAGGCACAGGCCAAAAGGATATGAATGCCTGGAGCGTTAGCCTCTCAGAGAGTAGCGATGAGATGGCTCGCTTCTATGGTCATCTAGACAAGACGCGCGCAGCGTTCGAGGGTATGCAACCAATCCTTGATGAAACTGAGGAACTCTTCGTTGCGATTCCAAAGACCGCTCTCAATATGTTTGACTACATGCGTTTTTCCATCGATGCTGTAGGCAATTCCTTGCAGAATCTTTTTGTCGCAAGCATTCAGAATGGTGAGAGTTTCATGAAGAACCTCTTGAACATGCTCAAGGCGCTCACGGTGAAACTGCTTGCCGCCGCCGCCGCCGCTGCAATTCTTGCTGCACTCATCACGATAATCACAGGGGGCACAGGACTAGCTCTAACTGCTGGGGGGACAACTTTGTCTGGAGGCGCACTAATTGGTGGACTCTTTAAGGGAATGATGGGCATCCCTATGCTCGCAGAAGGCGGCATCGTCACAGGCCCCACGCTTGCGATGGTCGGAGAGGGCGGAGGCCCAGAGGCTGTCATTCCCCTAGATAGACTGAACTCCTTTGCGGGTGGCAATATCAATGTCACAGGCCGCATTCAAGGTCAAGATATTCTGCTCTCACAAGAGCGGGCTTCTCGTATTCGTTCACGCTATCGCGGCTTCTAACTATGGCAATCAGACTCTACTCCGAATTTCTATCAGACCAAGGCGCTCAGTACAAGATAGAACTGCATGACTCCGAATGGCTCGGGGGCGCTCATCAGTTCGAGTGTGATGCCGATGGTTTCACGCTCAACTATTCGGGCGAGACGGATGACATCATCAGCCCCATCATCAGCTCTGAGGTAGAGGTCGGCGTGGCTCTGCGTACAGGTCAAGTGCTCAACTATTTCGATGCGCTCAAGACCTACCAAGAGAATCGCTTCCGTGTTGTCATCCTAAAGGCGAACAGCGTACCGCCTCCAAGTCAAGTATATCGTGAGAGAGTTGAGGCTGATGGCGGAACTCTTGAGGGAATGGATTGCGTCCAAGACGCTATCGAAGCACTCGGAGGAGATGACTACAGCCTCTATTGGGCTGGATGGGTCATGCAGGACTTGGTCACTCTCGAAGATGCCTCAGAGCCTTACTTCATGCGACTCAAGGCTGTCGATGGCATTGGACGGCTTGCGAACATAGAGTACACCGACACCAATAGCATCATACAGAGCGGCCTAGGAATCACACGCAACAACCTAGTCATCTACAACTGCCTTGAAGCGGCAGGTACCTCAGACCTATGGGCGGCAGATACCGCCTTCCTTGAGACTTCAGTCGATTGGTGGGAAGTGACAAAGATGACCTACGCCACAACGGACGATCCACTCTACCTCTCTGGCGTTGATGTGGGTCTATTCGCAAGCAAGGACAACGATGGCAACACCACGCGCCTCACCTATCTTGAAGTTCTTCGTCAAGAGGCTATGCTGTGGGGTGCGCGTGTGTATCTTACCGATGGTCGCTTTGTCTTCGAGCAAGTAGGCAACCGAGCAGTAGCGTCTCGCTATGTCAGCCGATACGACAACACAGGTGTGGTCATCGCCAACCCAAGCGTCTCAGATGACATCGTTGTAGACCAAACAAGTGGCAACGCACGCCTAGCAGGTAACTCTTGGAACTTCCTGCCCGCCTTGAAGAAGGTGAGTGTGACCTATGCGCAGCGATTCCTTTCGCCATGGTTTGGAGCGGGTGCCTTCGATGCTAGCAACACAGAGCAGGTGCTTGGCTTCGTGGCGGGCGGTCAAGGTATTCAGCTCTCTGTCTATGGGGCTGTCAACTATACCATCACCTCTTCAACGGGAGAAGAAGACAATGATGTCTTCGCCATCACGCCTGTCTTCCGCGTTCAGATTCGTGTAGAAGATAGCAGCAACACAGGTACCTACTACTATTACAACAGAGGCTTCAATGGCTATGCCTTTGGCACCACGACATTCGACACGCCTGCCTGGTCAACGACAGCAGGCTACTACTATTTTGACCTTGAGGCTCAGAGTGTCAGCGGAGGCATTGGAAGCATGTACATGCTCACCACTATCACCACGAGCGACCTGCCTGTCACGGGTCAGTTCCGCGTCTTGGTCGAGAAGTACGCTACCTATAATATACAGAACAACACGGTCTACACGCTTGCAGGACACCAGAGCGAGACATGGAACACCGTCTTCGCATTCACTCGCCTAGATGGAGGACAAGACCCAGCAAGTGGAGAAGTATACACGGCAACCAACTCAAGCACAGCGATTGGCAGCAACCTCACGCTAGACCTTGGCGAGGTATATATTGGCGATGGATCGCTTCAGACGGGCTATCTGTTGGCTTTCAACAGCAGCACCTCAGCATGGGACTCTTCCGTTGCATGGCGTAAAGGCAACAGCGGAACGGGTCTGCCTATCTTGAAGCTCATGACTCGCGAAGCATTGGCGCTTCACTCCTCACCCATCCAACGCTACAACGGCAAGATTCTGGGCAGCGCATCCTTTCAGCCGCGCCTTCAGTTCGATGGCAACTACTACCTCAGAACAGGCGGCAAGTATGTAGCCAACTATGACGAGTGGGATGCAGAGATGTTCACCATCGCACGCGCAACGACTAACATCACAGAGGCTGAGCCATTGCTTCTTGACCGCACCCCTGCACTTGGAAGAAGTGGAGCATCATCACCGACAGGTGGCCCGAACGAACTGAATGCTGGTAAGGTCGGCGGCATGTCTATTGATATAGACAACCAAAAGCTCGGCCCATTCCAGGAGGTCACTACAGGCGGAAAGGTCAACGGAACTCTCGAGGCTACAGGCAACACCACGCTCGACCAAAAGCTCTTGGTAGATGGCGGCGCTGTTCTAGGCATCTCTGGAGTCGGCACAGCATACCAAGCAAGAGTGGAGGCTGATGGCGGAACCGTGGAGTCGTTGAGTTGCGTGACCACGGCGGCCTATGACTTGAGTGTTCTCGGCGGCAACAATGTGAACATCTTGCAGGACACCTTCGTCTCTGAGCAGTTAGAGGTACAGAAGGCCACCGCGCTCAAGAGCACCCTAGCGGTCACAGGCGCTTCATCCTTGAGCAGCACCCTTGCCGTATCTGGAGCCACCACCTTGAGCAGTACGCTTGGGGTCACGGGCGCGGCAACGATGTCCTCAACGCTTGGGGTAACGGGCAACGCGACCTTCGTCTCAGATGCTGACTTCGAGGGATCGCACACGGCACTCATTCAAGATGTCACTCACACCGATGCTTCTGAGTACACGGTAGAGACAACGGACTTCATCATCTTTAACAAGTGGGAAGGCGGCAATGGTCAAGCCTATGTGAATCTTCCAAGGGTCGCAGATAGTGAAGGTAGAATGATTCGCTTCAAGTCAGATGACACCATAGGCGCGAACACCTATGTCACCCTTCGACCCGACTCGGGAGATACTTCAGCCACCATTGACGGAGAGACCTCTGTAAACTTTAACCGTTCCTATGACGGCATCATGGTCTTGTGCCACAACAGCCAATGGTACATCGTACAACGCAAGAGCAAATAATGAACAATGTGCGCAACTCTCAAGAGTCTCAAGAGGCATCAATAGGGTAGGCACTTAACTTTGTAACTAACATGGATTACATCCAAATCTTTCCCGATGCTGCTCTACAGCCTCGTCCTCGCATCTCAAGGCAGAAAGCGTGGATGATTTACCGCACCTATATCGCGGGAGCTGGCATCCCTCCAATCTACATCTGGACATCCTACTTTCAAGCTCGCGTTGAGGCAGACGGCGGAACTTTTGAGGCTTCTCGCTGTGTGACTGATGCGCTTGCTGCGTTAGGATCAAAGACCTACTACGACCTTTTCGAACTTTATCGCCTACGCATGGAGGACGATGGAGCAACCTTTGACAATCCATGCTTTGACGAATTGATGTACACTTTAGCACTCTTAAAATGAGCCTATTCACAGATGCCAGCTTGGTCATGATTCCAAGCGGATATAAAGACCAAAAGGTCTATTCAGTCACGCCAACCGACGGCACGGGTGACCTCACCTTCACACGCTCAAACGATACCGCAACGCGGGTGAATAGTTCGGGGCTTATTGAGAAAGTGCGAACTAACGAGGTTTTATACTCAAACGATTTCACCTACGCTGGGTGGGCTAATGTGAATGTAACCATTACCCCGAACAATACGACTGGCCCGTTTGGTGAGCAAAACGCAACAAAGGTAGAATTGACGGGCGCGGGGGCCTATATCGCTCAACAAATATCAGTTAGCAATCCTCCGTTTATCACCTTTAGTATTTATGCAAAAGCGGGAACACAAAATATATTCCGTTTGCGTGAATCGTACTATTATGGAACGCAAGTAGTTTTTGATTTGACCACTGGAACTATAATTTCGGGAACGGGAACTATTGAGTCGGTAGGTTCGGGATGGTATAAAGTCAGCATCACACAAGCATATACTGCTGGACAAACTGCAATAAATTTCACTTATGATTCAACGGCTGCAAGTGGTTATTTCTTCGCATTTGGGGCGCAGTATGAAATTAGCGATGCCCCAACGGGTTACATTCCGACTTTAGGGAGTGCGGTATCAGTCGGCCCCGTTGCGAACCTTCCCCGTTTGGATTATTCGGGTGGGGCTACTTGCCCTTCGCTTTTGCTTGAACCGCAGCGCACAAATTCAGCCTCGCAAAGCGAAGATTTCAACGGATGGCCTACGAAAGTAAACGTAACTACAACCGCTAATTACGCAGTAAGCCCAGATGGCTATACCAACGCAGACCGATTGGTGTTTACTAGTAATGGATATATGTACCCCTCCTCTGGAGTAACTCAAACGAACGGAGTAGTTTACACATTGAGCTGCTACGCAAAGCGCAATGGAAGCGGAACGCA